GGCGGAAAGACCGAGAGCGAGGTTAAGGAAAGAAAGGATAGGGTAGAAGATGCAATCGGAGCCACAAAGTCGGCAGCAGACGAAGGCTATGTAGCAGGAGGCGGAACGACCTTCTTGCACTGCATGGACGCCATCTACGAGCAGGACTACGACAACGAGGGAGAGAAGGTGGGTGCGGAGATCATTGAAAAAGCGATAACCGAACCATTCATGCGAATCCTTGCCAACGGTGACTACCAAATAAACATCGTAGGCGCAGAGAACGAAATTGACAAAGCACGATACTACGCGAATAAAGAATACGGTTTCGGAGTGAACATGAGAACACGAAAAGAAGCCGACTTGTTTGTGGATGGGATTATAGACCCTGCAAAAGTCCTGAGAGTTTCACTAGAGAAAGCGTCTAGTATCGCAACACTATTTTTAAAGACAGAATGTTTAATTCCTTACATTGATGATACGACCAGCAAATAATAAGATTCTAACCAAAGTAATACCCAACCCAAACTTTGTAGACGGGCTTGAACTACCCGAAGGAGCGAAGCCACCCGCACAACGCGCCAAAGTAATTGCCGCAGGAGCAGGAACCCAAGATGAAGTAATGGAAGCAAAAGCGGGGGATGTTGTACTATATTCGCAGGGTGCGGGTAGTGTTATTGTGATAGATAACGAAGAATACCTGATGTTGAACATACGTGACATAATCGGATTTGATGAATAAAAAGGACTACGCCAAAATGAAGTACAACTTTCACTCTTTAAAGAAGGGTGAGAGCATATTTGATTTGGGCGACCTTTCACCTTTCAAAGACGTTTTCAGTGTACAGACTGAGGAGGAGTCTGACTTAGGGCTAGACCCTGAGTTTGTGATGAAGTACGTTATTTTAATGAACTCTATCGGTTCCCCATTTATCGAAAAGTATCCAAGGCTAGGTCAAAGAAAGACTGAGGTAATGAAGGAATTAGGAGTAGAGGCCGACAATAAAGGAAGCTACCCTCCACAATACGACCTTCTACTTAGAAGTCAGATTCCAACGGTTGTAAGAAAGATTTCAGTATTCAGAACCTTACAGAAGCCAACCGACTTCGCTATCATGCTGTCGGCAGAGGAGGAGTTACACACCCTGTTAGCCCCGTCACCAGAAGGAGAGGTAAACGAACTGACAATGGCGGATAGTTTAAAGAAACGCCAACTTGTAACAATACTCAGGGAACAGTACGAAGAAGCGCGGCAAAAGCTAGTTGATTTCACTACTGACCTAATGGAGCAGTTAGACATTGAAAAGTTTGTGGCCCAAAGTTCACTAGGAATCAGGCAGGAAGAAACAATCAATATCATGGCGAAGATTGGATTTAAGGAGCCGAAGTACGCCAAGGCATCCATACTATTCCCCGAAGCAGAAAATTGAACGGGCGAACGACATACTACTTTAGACCAGAAGACACGCCAAACGAAAGATTTGTAGGCGCACATCTAGGGGTATTTCACAAGTGGGGGATATGGCAAGGATCAACAGTAGCAATAGTAGAGGATGCACACGTAGGCAGAATATTCATGTGCCACCCCGAAGCGATAAAATTTGATGAACGATACAGCACCTACCTCCAAAGAGTACAAGAGAGCCAGCGCGATAGTCAGGAAGTTCGCTGAGGCAGGAATAGCCCCGTATCATGCTTTTAGATTATTCAGACCATTCAAAACGAGATACGGATTTTGCGGCATACTCTCCAATAAGCACTACAATTGGGGAATGAGGGAGATTGAAATGTGGGAAGATATTTACAGTAAAGTAATGTATCGCAGGTCAAAAGTAAAAACCACAGAAAGAGTAACATTATCCAAAAGCGCGGTGAAGAAAAGAAGATTAATCAAAGAATCGGATAGACTACGGATTCAGGCTGGAATACAAAGAAAGGTAGAGGCTATATCGAAAGAGATCGGACATATCCACACCATTGCGGGGAAAGCATACGCATTTGACTTCTTATTCGTAAACATCGAGCCTGACGCTTATGAACGCCACGCGAAGCTAAAAAGACTATTCTCAAAACGCATAAAGGTAGAAGATGAATTGTGGGCGAATATCGTTTGGGACTACACTAGGAAAGATGTAATAAGGAGACTTTCACAAAAACTAACCAAGAAGTATGTACGACCTATCAAAACTTGAAGCCTACGTAACAGGTGATTTTACGGGCCACGGAATAGAAATCGGAACCAAAGTTCTTGTCATGTACAAGAGTAGATACGGAACAGGAAAATACAGAGTCCGAGTAAACGGAGAGATGCGCGAGGTGTCCGAAAAAGAGTTGGAACCTATTATCATTTAACAATTTTTGTCTATCTTTGCCTTGATGCACGAGTATCAAAGGGAAGACGAAGAAATATTATTCAATCAGCATGATCCAGACTTAGGAGGTCGAAAAGGAGAGTTTGCTATTCGGGTGCAAATGCCTACTCTGGAATCATTCTATGATCTTCCAAGAGAAGAGGCCATTAAAAAAGTTTTAGGGTATGGTTTAGAGCCTAAGAAGCAAAAGTTCGACTATTACAGAGACGTTCTAAAATCGTTCAAGACACCCCCGAAGATTGACGCTCTTATAGATAAGCTGACCGAGGACTTAACAAGGAAACATAAGAAACCCACATCACCCGAAGTAGAACAAATCAACGATGAATTAGAGGGGAATCCCACAGAATACAAGGAAGAAATCTTGTGGATCATGCGGGAGAAGAACCGTTCCTTTTCGGGAATGTTTTTATTCATAAAGGGGAAATTAACTTACATCACGGGCGACCATTACACCTACTTGACGGGAGCAGAGATCAGCAACCCTTTCAGACACAAGCAAGGTGACACCCTTCCATTTTATAGGGACATTGATAGAAGGACGTACATCTTTGCGAAGTGGGCCGCAACTACGACAGAAGCTACGTTTAAGTATAAGATCAGCGGTAGAAGAAGTGGAGAGTTTGAGGAAGAGTATTTTAACGATAGGAAGGCCGCTTTACGATACGCAAAAAACCACTACTCATTCTACGACATAGAAGAGGGCCAGTTCAACAAGGAGATGGGCAAAAGGACATCTTCGGGAATGGTTTGGGCAGCACGTCGCGGTGGAGGTAAGACCTACATCATGGGGCATATCGGAACCAAGATAGCCATGAATACTAGGAACGGTAGGTTTGTAATTCAGGCTAGATCGGAAACCACGGCAAAGGATGACGTGTACATGGAAAAGGTTAGGCAGCCGTTCGAGACCTTACCATTTTGGAATAAGCCGTGTAACCAGATACAGGAGGGTGGAATAAGATTCTACCCAAAAAACAAGTCAGCATTATCCCACGAAACACAAAGGCACAACGGACGTATTTTCGTTCGATCCTCAGCCAATACAGCGGTAGACGGAAACAGGGTTCATGCTTATGGAAACGATGAATCGGGTAAAGATGCGGTAGGAAATGTACTCTCAGACTATAATGGTACGGTAAAGAAGATGATTTCCATATCCGAAGAGATTATCGGATTTGCTATGTACTTTTCAACTTTTGGTCAATTCGACAAAGGCGGTAAGGCTTTCTTCGATTTATTCAAAGCAAGTATCAGCCACCAAAGAAATGACCTCGGTAGAACTAGAACAGGACTAATAGCATACTTCACGCCAGCATACGACGGATACGACGATTGTATAGACGAATATGGATATTCGATAATTGAAGACCCGACAGAACCCTACTTCAACATGAAGGGCGTAGAGATGAAACGCGGGGCTAAATCAATCCTAACAATCAACAGAGAACAATGGAGAGAAGCGGGAAATTCTATTCAACTGAGTGAGGAGATCAGAGATAATGCGTGGACAATCAGAGAAGCGTCACGCCCTGCGGTAACTACCGAATCATGGAACATGAAGATCATTGACGAACGTATTGAATACCTAGAGTTCGATGAACAGGCTCCAAAACCTAGACTTGTGAACCTAGAATGGGTAGGAGGATCAAGGTCTATGATGAAGGAGAAGGACGGTAAACTTGTCAATTCAGGACAACTTGCAGGAGTAAAGATTGTGGACGATCCTAACGGCAGGTGGAAACTTCACAACGCCCCACCTGATGAATGGAGGAATAAAAAACAATACGAACATTTTACAGGACAATGGGGGCCAGACCCAAACTTCAAGTACAGGCACGTAATAGGTAGTGACCCGTTCGCATTTGACAAAAAGGACACAACGAGTAAAGCGAAAAACCTTTCAAGCGGTGGTGGATTAGTCTTTAGAAAGAGGGATTTTAACTTCGACCCTGACGACACTAATATCAGAAATTGGACTTCTTATACCTCAGCAGCCACGTATCTGTATAGACCCGACACCACAGACGAATACTGCGAGGATATGCTAAAGGCGTGTGTACTTTGGAGTTCAATGATTTCGACGGAAAGAAACGTTCCACACATCATTAAGAAGTTTCGGGAATGGAATTGTATGGGCTACTTGCTCCATTTGACCGATCCGATCACAGGAGAATTAGACCCCGTGCCGGGCTTTAGAACACAGGGAGAAGCCAAACAGGACTTGTTCGCGCTTGTGAGAGATTACGTGAATAATCACGGGCACAGGGAAGAAAGTTTAGAACTTCTCTATCAAATCAGAGCAACAGAAACCTTCGACGACCTTACAGATAATGACCTTGTGGCTGCTTTGGGAGGTGCTTTGAAAGGCGCTGAATCTAGGATGTATGAGACAATGGGAGAAGATAGTGATATGGTAGATATGAGTGGGTATGCAACTTATACGTGAAAAATTTGACTTTACAAAATAAATTGTTACATATTTGCATTTTTTGTGAGTATGAATTACTTTTGTGAACGTAAATGGTAGTAACACCCTTTCCAAGCCCAAACCCTAAAGACCCCGAAGCAATCAAGCGGAAGGAGTACGGTCTTTTGTATTCAGAAAGTATTTATTCACGTTGGCAATCCGACAGAACCTTATGGGGTAGAGCCTCAGCGGTAGATGGCGGATTTTTCGATGTGATGAAGTCTTATGCGGAAGGAAAGCAGAGTCTTTACAATTATCAAAAATGGTATAGAGGGCTAGACAGATCAGGAAATCTAAACAAAGGGTACAACAACATTGATTGGAGTATTTCAAGTGTAGCACCAAAGCATCTAGGAACCATTAAGACGGTGGTAACAGGATCAGATTACTCACTAGAGGTAACTTCAAGATCAAAAGAAGCTACAAATAAGAAGGCGCTTGCAAAGCATCGTATGTGGTATAACATCGAGAACAACGAACTTCGCAAAGCAGCGTCACAGAAGTTAGGCCAACAGATCGAACTAGCTAAATACAATTTCACCCCACAGAACAGAGAAGAATTGTCCTTGTATGAAAAGTACGGCGGTTTTAAACTACCTTATGAGACAGGACTTTCCAAAATGATTCAAAATGGATTTGACATATCCATGTGGGACGACTATATTTGGGAACAGTGCTTCAATGACCTTTCACAGACTTCACACGCCGTAACATACATTGAGTTAAACCACGACGGCTCTATTGGGTGTAAGCACGTACCAATCAGAGACTACGTAACTTCATATACTGAGAATCCAAACCTTGACCCGCCATACGCAGGATTCTTTGATTGGATGACCGTTGAGGAACTAACCCCGCTACTTAAAGAGGCTTATCCAAATATCTCGGACGACGAGATAAAAATGGTCGCCCAAAAGAACAATCAGTACAACGCTGGTAACGACAATATAAATTGGCAGACACGGGACAACGTAACTGATAGATACGAATACTACTCTTTTAGAGTCAGGGTATTCAGATTTTTCTTTAAAGCGGTAGAGACGGAGTATTACGAAGCAAGAGAGACCGAAGACGGTTCTTACGTTCACGAAAAACAGGAAGATAAAAGGAATAAAAAACCATACGCAGACGGCAGAACAAGAAAAACGAACGCCTATAAAAACTGCATGATCTATTCGGGAATCCGTGTAGTTGGAATGCCATACGTGGTAGACTACGGGCCTGAGAAAAACATTATCAAGGCTCCAAATGGAGAGGCGCAACTTCCATTCGTTCATGTAACAACGGGAGAGGCAAGTATTATCGAAAGGTGGAAAGGTTGGTTAGAAGATCACCAAAAGGCAATCTTGAAATTCAGAACTTTCCTTCAACAAGCTAAAGGGGATAGAACGAAATACGATTTGGGTATCCTAGCCAACATGGACTTTGGACTAGGTAAAATGACCCAAGCAGAGGTTATTCGGTATGCGGAGGAAACAGGCAGGATCATGGTTCAAACCCGTGGAGACATGCTTAACCGCATAGACCCTCGAATGGCTATCGAAGACTTGCCAAGTAAAGATAACGGCCCGCTCCTATATATGCAGGGGGTAATTGGGTACATAGACGCTCAGATTCGTTCGGTAGTCGGTATAACCGATTCAATGGCGGCACTAGCACAGACAGACCCTTCAAAACTTGTGGGTGTAGGTCAGCAGGAAATCGCAGCGGGACAAAGCGCCATGTCAACTATCGCTAAAACGATGGCGAGACTAAAGAAACAGACAGGTATTAAGATGGCTCAAAAGGCCCGAATCTGTTTGGAGTTTGTCCCAAGAACAAAAGAGTATTACTCAGGGGTAATAGAAGACCATTTTATAAACGCCGTTCAGTCTTATAAAGACCTCACCCTAAATCAGACAGGACTAATATTCAGAAGCAAACCAAGCCCCGAAAGAAAGGCGCTTCTAATGAGTCTAGTATCTGAAAGTTTGAAAGCGGGAAAGAATAATCAAGTCGGTATCAACGCGGGTGACGCAATGATGATCGAGAATGAACTTGAAAACGGGTCAGTAGAAATGGCAACGTTTTACTTGATGGTTAGTGAGGCAAGAATGCAACGTCAAATCGACGCGGCAAGAAGCCAAGCCGCACAAGAAAACGGTCAGGTAGCAACACAAACCGCCCAAGCCTCAGCACAAGCCCAAGCAAGATTAGACACTGTTAAGTCAGAACTTAAAAAGAGTGAGACAGCAGCCCAAATTCTAGCGCAACTAGACGCCGACACAGCCTTAGAGGAATTGCAGAACGCAAATAAGTTGCAGCAAATAGCCTTGCAGGGAAGTATCGACGCAAGAAAAGAAACCAATAAAGTAGCCGCATGACGACGGAAGCACCAGAAATAGTAGAAGAAAAAACCGATGTAGTGGTAGACACTATCTCAGACCCACAACCAATCGAAATTCCAGCAGAACTAAAGTTCAACGCTCAATTCGAGGGATGGGACAATGACAGAATTAAGTCAGAAGTAGAGGCGTTCAACGCTAAAAAAGCAGTAGAAAAGCCAGCCGAAGAAGCAAAGTCCGAAGAGGTTAAAACTGAGGCCAAGGTAGAAACGCCCGAAGTAAAGACTGAGGAGCCGAAAGCAGAGGTAAAAACGGATACTACCTTAGATGTTTCAATCATCTCTGATAAGTTTAAGACGGTAGACGAACTCAAAGAATTTTTAGCGAAGGCGGAAACCGTTATAAACGAGTCGGCAGAAATTCAGAAGGAAAAAGATTTGCTTGCAAGGGCAAAGAACCCAATACCTGACGCCTTCAAAACTGATATTGCCTTCTACAACGAAACAGGAATATCCGATAAGACAATCATTCAGAAAGTAACGGCTATCAATAAGGATAGCGACCCGCTAGATATTTTGACAGCGGAGTTCTTACTTGACAACCCTGAGTACGCTGAAAACGGTTGGGAAGACACACGAAATCAAATAGCGCGAAAGAACGGAGTAGACACTTCACTAGCTAAAGAATATTGGCCCGAAGGCATGGAAAAGGCGTTGAAGTTCGATGCAATTAAGCCGCTGAAAAATATTTTGCAAAAAACAGAAAATTTTAACAAAAATTCTGATTTTTATGCATCTTTGCAAAGCCAACAGGAAGCAAGTCTATCTCAGATGAAAGCCAACACCGAATCGTGGGTAACGACGGCAAAGCAAATTTCAGAAGAGATAATTAAGAATGCTTCACTGAAAGGAAAGACCGAAAATCTTGGAGAGGTATCACTTGGAGTCGCGGTTAGCGAGCAAGAGGTAGCAAACGCTCTATCAGGATTAGCGGGTTGGATGGCACAAAACGCACCGGATGAAAAGACGGTAGAATCGGTTAAGGCAATCATTACTCAGCAGTTAATGACTCCTGATAAAGTATTGAAAGCACTTGACCAAGAATGGGGTAAGAGAGTAGCTACGATTACCGCCAAAGCAGACGAGGAAGCCAAGAAGAAATACTTCAACGGCGCACCTGACATTAAGACCGAGGAAAAGCCATCGGGAGGAGCCAAAACATTCGATGAATACATTAACTCCAAATAGGCTTAAAACAACAATCAAAACTCTCAAGAAAAAATGCCAATTACATATCAAAGTGCAAACTCGTACACTGGTCGCGTAGATCAGCATACGTGGATGATGGGCCTTGACCTTGTTAAGCCAGTGAACGCTAACAAGATGATCGACGCCTACGGAAACGACCCTCACATGAAGGAACTTATGTTCTGGAAGATGCAAGGAGTAAAACAAGTAGTAAACAACTCTGACGGTTGGGGCTGGTACAATGAGCTTCCTGTCAATGAGAAAATCGTAGTAAAAGCAAACGCGGGTTCAGCAACCACGACCTTGTCTTTCACTATCGACACATCCTATATCAATACCTTGGGCGGTCAACGTTCGATCTACCCGCGTGTAGGTGATTACATTAAGGATTTCGGCCCAACAGTAAATGAAGGTCGTATCACTTCTGTTACAGACGGTGGTGTTGACTTCACAATCGTGGCAACGTCTATTACAGGAACCAACTGGACTGCACCAGCCCTGAATAAAGAGTATGGTATCTATACCTACGCTGAATTTGAAGGATCACTCACGCTTCCTGCCGCTAAAGACAGCTACACAAGCAAGTCTACCGCAAAACTTCAACGCTTCGCAGAAAAGATCGTTACCACAAGTGACGTATTGACTGACGAGCTTTGGATCAACCAAGACGAGAACGGTAACACAATCTCTCAATGGGGTGACAAGCAAGTGATCGACTGCGAACGTCGTTTGGCTATCCAACAAGTAGGTGCTATGATCCTCGGTGTTTATACAACAGCGACAGGACAGCCCGGCACTACTCGCGGAATGTGGAAAGCGTTCGACGATGAAGCAACCAACGCAACATATACAGCAGGTGGTACAACACTTGCGGAAGTACGTGGTGTAATTGATGGCGAGAAATCTTACGGTGTATTTGGCCCGCAGACATGGATGTTGAATAAAACAGCCTACCGCGCAACCCAATCATTGTTCGTATCTCAGTCAGCAAACACAGACTTGAACGTTATTCAGGCGTCTAAGGACTCTGCGCGAGTTATCTTCGAGGGTAACTTGCCTGATGGTGGTGAAAGTTTGATGCGTCGTTTTGACGTGACAACCGTAGTTCTTGACGGTGTAACAATCAATCTTCGTCAATCGAACCTGTCTTACGACAGTCAGCGTTTGTTCGGTATTGACGGAACCAACAACCTTTACACTAAGGCTGGTTTTGTAATGCCAACAGAACGCATGAAGGATTCCAACGGAAACCCTGTGGGTATTATTCAAGTAGGTTACAAATCACTTGGAAAGTACAACCTGATGGGAACAAGCGGATCACTCGGTTGGTTGGCAGATGGAGGCCCTACAAATGAGGAACTTAACCGTACATTCGGTATGCGTTCTCACATGGGATTTGGCTTCCGCGCCCTGACACAATGCACGTATCTGAATCAATAAGCAATTAAAAAGGGGGTGGCAAAGCGTCACCTCCTTTTAATAAATATGAATCAAAAATAACAACACATGATTTTTAACGACAAAGGCGAAAGAATGGAGCGCGACGGCGAATTGAAGCCGTGGGTAGGTAAACTTCTTGAGAAATTCCCTGACTTTGAAAAGACGGGTATTTTAATTGAGGCTAAATCAACAGCCCGTATGAAAAAACAAATCTTCTCAGGTGGTAAAACCGATGATACGGCAGTACCCGCAGGAGAAAGACTTATGCCGCCACCTAACAAACTCGCTTCTTTGCGCGGTGAATACGTGGATAAAAACCAAAAGAAATTTGTCTACTTCTCGCAAGTCCCACCATCAAGAGATGAAAAAGGGAACGTATCGTATGAAGGGGCTGAAACAATTACAATCAAGGATCGCCTACTTATTCCACCCGATGATATTGATAAGGCGGTATTCCTTGTATGCTTCTCAAACGCGGTAGAGGGCGGCACTCGTGAAGATGTGCAGTCTAAATACGTGTTTATACACGAAGAACAACAAGCTGATGCACGTCTGAAATCAATCAACTCTGCTCAATATGAGAAAGAGATTGCATTTGAAGAAACTCGTATGAGTTATGACAAGGTGAAAGAGATTATGACAATCATGCTCTTGACACGAACAGGCAGCGAGTCGCGTGACCGTCTGATCCTTCTTGACCACGTAAAAGGTGGGGCAGAAGACGTTAAGAAACGCTATGAGACATCCAAACTTTCAGCAATGAAAGAAGCTCCTAAGTACGAAATGGGAATCTCTACTAAGCTAGTTAAAGACGGCGAAAAACTAGGGGTTTTATTTCAGAAAGACGGATTTTGGATGCTGAAAAAATCAGAAGTAAACTCTGAGAAAATTGTTGCTGTACAAGGAGTGAAACCACAGGAACAAAGATTTGCATTTGCAGAATACCTACATTCAAACCCAGAACATTTTGAGGAAATCACAAAGTATGTTTCCTAACGACGAAAATATCTAACACTTAAAAGGACAGGCTCAAAAACGGTCTGTCCTTTTTTTATAACACAAAACAATGTTATCAGAAACAAGACATTTAGAGATACAGGTAACGGATAAGACTTGTACGGTAGTAGATACTACTGACTACGCTTCTCTAACAGGGTTAAACCTTGCGACAGCGGGGGCTAAACTGATCGGAACCATATCGGGGCCAGACGGAACACCTTTTGTTACAGGCACGGTAGGAAGTCCGCTTATTGACCTTGCGGGAGGCTCAACTGAGAGTGATCCATTTAACTTGCCGATTGATGATAACGACGAGATTCTGAACGGAACCTATTCGTTTACCTGTCAGTTATACCTAGCTATGACAAATGCTCAGTTCTTGAGTATCACTCCACCAAATACTATCGTGACCGATGGCGACTTGTGGTTATTTGATATTCTGATTGCGGGAGATACGCTAGACTTAGTTGGTGGAACAGATCAAACAGTAACGGTAGCATCTACGGCAGATAGCGATCCGAACGTTACAATTACGACCTCAACAACTATACTGAGTGCTGTTCACGATAGTTATGGTAACATTTACCACAACTCAGGATCAGAAACATTCACCTACAACGGATGTGATGTTATAACTCCTACGGTAAATATTACCGCGAACTGTTTTTCAACGCAGTTTGGACAACTTATTTTGGAAGATACAACTACACTTCCATCGACGCAAGTACTAGGATCAAGAGCGTGGAGTATTGAATACCCATCGAATTTGAGTCCTGCGCCAACGACAAATCCTATCACAGCGACAGCAGCGAGTGTAACTGTTCCAACATTGGCAACAGGCCCGTGGGGATATAGACTGACTTATTCAGACGTAACGGTAACTCAAACCGACGGACTTGTTTATGTATATACATCGACAACAGGTTCTCTGAATTACACCGTTACTTGCAGTAATAATTTGTGTTCGATAATGACGTGCTACTCAGAGCTTGTAGCTTTAGAGCGTCAAGATATAGTAGCGACGGGAAGTTCTGCGCTTACTCCTACTCTTAACATATTGAGTAGGTACGCAGTAGTAGCACAGGGCCAACAGCAATGTGGAGATCAGGAAGGTCTAGCCGCTACAATCGCACTCATGGAAACGTTGATAGAGTCAACAGGTCAATGTTCATGCGGGTGTAATGAGAATACAGGAAATGTATGGATCAACAACGCGGGCTTTGATGCACAGACAATGCTTGAGCAGATTGTTTCCACGATTCAATACAGATTGTTTAACGGCATCCCCGGAGCAAACCAAGACAGCACAATCGGCGCAACAGTTGGTTCGGTATATCAGAATTACAATACTCAGATCGAATATATCTGCACAGACGCAACAGCAGGAGCGGCGGTATGGGAGGTGTACTATGATCCATCAAATGTGAACCAGTATGTTTTATTCAATGGTGTACCGGGCGTCAATCAAGACGATACCCTAGGCGTTACAATTGGAACTGTATATCAGAACTACAACACAGGTATAGAGTATAGATGTACAGACGCTACATTAGGCGCTGCTGTTTGGGAGGTTTATTACGACCCTAGTATTCCTGCATTGACTGTTTATGATGACCTAGTTGCTCAAGGTGTTGACGAGACAACCACCGCTATTGCGGAGTATGGGGTAAATGTGTTTAGAACTATCACTGGAAGTGACTACTGCGCTAAACTACCGCAACCCGTTACGGGTCAATCTACGTACATTGTTAACATGACAACGTTGGCCCTTGTTCTTTACCCTTCTAATATGGGTGGTCAAATTAACAATTTACCTGTTGATGTACCTGTTACAATACCGCCTGACGGCCAACCGCACTTGTTTATATGTATAGAAAATCCATTGCCCGGCGCTTGGACATGGACTACGCCTGCTACGGGACAATATGATAGCGGTGTTATTACTTCAAATACTTCTGGTGGATCAAATGTTATTATGGCGGCAAATGACGCAAATCAAATTGAGCGCATTGGTTATTATAGTGCATCTTCTTGGGCTTATGATGGAAAAAACGCACCGCTTATTCAGAAAATAGCCGCTACATACGTTTGTTTTAAACCAACTTCGGCATGGCTCGGTATTACAAAAGTTAAAGTATATACTAATCTTAGCGCTACGGGAGCAAGTGTTGAATTTGCGCTTACAGCAGGAATGCTTCAAAATAATTACGACAGTTCAACAGGAGATTTTGTTAGTGCTGGAACTGGTGGCGGAGGAAATTATGGTGGGTCTGGTGTATTTTTTGGCAATTGTGGACAAGAAATAACAGGAGGATCAATACCTTTCGGAACACTAACTACTAACGTTGGTGACGCTGGCACTTGCTTTGGTGAGATGACTCTAATAGGCGGTATGCTTGCTAATTACGGAAGCATAATCGGTGATGTATTTCAGCAAGTTATTGTTAACCCAAATCCACCAAATCAAAACCTTGACCAATATCAATGTGGGTATATAGCGTTTGCTATTCGGTCAAATCAGGTTCTTGCAGGTTTTAAGTTTCAGTTCTTTATAGAGTACATATAACTAAATGCTAAACCTTAACGACATATTCTACCGTGTTCCTGACCTTCTAGGAAAGGATCAGTATGGGAAGTACGTTACGCCCGCAAACTTCAACGCAAACGCGAAGTGGGTGAACCTACAACTCATGGACAAGTACATAAAGGAGTTTGAGGCAACGCGGGAAGTAAGCACCAACCTACGACCCTTCTTTAAAACACTAGGCACACCCGAAGACCCGAAACTTGTTTTAGATGCCAAAGGCAGGGCTTTAATCCCCGATGATTACTACTACTATTCGAGCGGATACACAAGTTCGTTCCTAAATAGTTGTGGCGGATTTTCAGAGACTCAGAACATGCTTGAATGGGTAGATAACGAAACCTTCCGTTTCAGAATCGACAGAGACATGGCAACGGCGGACTATCCGATCATTACTTATTCAACCATAAAACAAGCGGCGGGTAATTATTTGGCGAGCGTGCAGGTTTATCCTGTTAAAAAAGCGGTAGCTATTACATATCTACGTAGACCAATAGACCCCGTATTTGCTTATACCACTACGGCAGGAACGGTTATTTACGACGCAACAAATAGCGTACAACCCGAATGGCCTGAATCTGCTTTGGATGACTATTTAGAACTCATGGTTCAATGCTATGCCCGAAGCATACAAGACGGCTTCACCTTACAGGCTAGCGCTAGTCAGGAGGCCAGACAATGATTACGAAAAAAGAACTCATAACCACCGTGCAGGTAAAGCTAGCGGGTGGTGACGCGCCCGCAGATGTAAGAGGAGTATATCATCCAATTACTATCGAGAACATGATAAGCATGATTTTCGATGATTTGATAAACGATGATCCTCAAACTGCCTCTCAAATGGCTTTGGAGTTTCCCGTAACAGCGGCGTCTTCACTATTCACATTGACTAAGCAACCTGCTTCTGTATCGGGTATATTCGATTTGACTTTTGGAGGTGAGGTATTCAATATTGCTGACACCCATGACTTTGGAACATACCGCAGGATAAACCCTTCGCTACTTGTTTTTAAAGTAAACGGTCTTGCGGGAACACTTTCCAAGCAGCCCGTGAATCCAAGTGGAACTATATTGTACATTCCAAGATTTAAAAGCCTTGCACAGACAGACTCGATCATGCTAGAGAAGAATTTGACCAAGATGTTTGATATGGTAATTCAGAGGCTAAGGCAGGAAGAAATTCAAGAAAAGTTAAACAACTCAGTAAGAGATATACCAAATGTCAGAGCGCGTCAGTAACATAGGAAATATTTGCGATTCGGTTCTAAACCAAATGCGTGACTACGGGCTAGGCCCGCAGGATAAAGCGTGGCTTGAAAACATTTGCATTTCTTACTATTCCGATAGATTAAGAGGATTCCACATGCCCTCTGTGGTAGCTGTGAAGTTTCCTGTTACTCTAAAGACAAGAACGTGGTCGTACCCTGCTGGGTATATGCGATACACTAAAATAGCTTATCAGATCAGCGGATCAAACAGGATAGATATTTTAGGCATGAATGAGGATATGAACATATCCTCACCTATTGCAACCTGTGAGCAGCCCATAGAATCAGCGCCCACGGCCAACGACGGGTATTATTTTGCCAATGGGTTTAATGGAGATCAGCTTTCATGGGTGACGCCTTTATTTGGGGCAGGAGGTGGTTTCTCGACTAACTATTACAGGCGAGACGACGACAACCAATGTATTAGGTTCTTAGACAACCTGCGTGTAGGAACTTCTTTTATAGAATACCTAAGCGCTGGGGTAGGTATTTCGGCGGCAACAATAGTTCCACTAACTTACAGGGCGCACGTAGAGGCGTGGTTGATGTACAGGGTGTGTGTCCTTAAACCAAAAGTAAGAGCGCAAGCCCCATTTGAAGAATTGAAAGACGATGCTATGCGTACTAAGTGGGATTCTAATTTGCTAGACAAAGGACTGACCGCAAAAGAAGTTCAAGACGAAATTTATAAAAGCTGTGGATTTACATTGAGATGAGTGAAAACAGCGAAATACTTTTTACGGGCAGGATAAATTCAGACGATGAAGAAAGATTTATCCCCAATGGCGAGGTAAGAAACCGCAAGTATCTACGGATAGGAACGGCGGAATCTCAAAACGCGGGAACCAATGAATCTTATTTGGGTAATGAATTGAAGGCGTTCCCCGGTGGACTATTGCCCGTTGGAACCAATACCTGTATAGGTAGTTGTAAAGACCCGAAACGAAATGGTCTTATCTTCTTTTACCATAATTCAGGAAACAATCACTTCATTGTTCATTTCGACACAATAAATGAGGCGTATCAGCTAATTATAAACGGGCTTTCTTTAGGCTTCGATTTAGACTATCCTATTCACGATGCAAGAGTTG